TCTTACCCATGATGGATTTCCTTCGGAAGAAAAGGCCCCGGGCTGGAATACTGCCAATCCACCCGGGGAAGGCGCGATTCAATAGGTGACGCCTGTCATGACCTGGACCGCAGCCTGGTGGCGCAGCATCCAGAAGATGCCCCGCTCGGCACGAATGCCCAGCAGGTTCTGCTGCCACAGCGACACGAGCGGCGCGGTCGGCGGCGAAGTCGGTGCCGAGTCCATCTGCAGGCTCGCCTCGGTCGATGTGTCGAGGCTCACCGCGCCGTCGTCGGCCAGCAGCACGTCGTTCGGCGCCATCAGCACGATGATGGTCTTGCTGGTGCCGTCAATCGGAACCGCCGTCGATTGCACCACCGGGTAGCCGCGGAACATGTTGCCGGCGAGCTCGGGGAAGGCGTAGACGTCCTGCGCCGTGCGCAGCATCGACAGGTTGATGAACGTGCGCGGATTCATGATCCAGTATTTCGCGCCGCTGATCTGCTGGTTGGCCATGTTGGTCAGCATGGTGCCGACGTCGGTCATGACGGCCGCCACCGTGGCACCCGTGCTCGGCACCGCCTGGCCCTGGTTGGTGATCGATGCCGGCGAGAGCCCGGCCGTCCCGGCGTTGAGCGGGTTGATGAACTCCGAGTTGATGAAGGAGTTGATCGCCGCCACCATGTCATTGCGGCACAGCGCCTCGGCGCTCGGGCGCGAATCGCGGGCCAGTTCTTCGGTGATGACGACGATCACCGCCACTTTCGCGCTCGGCATCGTGATCGCATCGAAGCCCGGCTTGCTGACCGGCTTGGACTTGCCTTCACCGACCCAGTTGGCCGTTGCGCCGGCAATCTGGCGCGGGATGCGGATGTTGAACGGCACCGCCCGGAAGCCGTTGATCTGGCCGATGATCGATTCGGGCCGCATCAGTTCGAGGAATTCGTCGGCCATGGTCTGATACTCGACCAGCGGCTTGGCGAAGGTCGGATCCGTTGTGGTGCCGACAGCCACTGCGGCGCGCTGCACGAGCGCACTCGGGCCGCCCAGCATCTGCGCCGTCTTGATCGCGCGCAACACTTCGGGAGACGAATCCCCCCAGCGGCCGCGGACGAAATGCTCGGCGTCACCGAGCCGGCCCTTGTTGATCATCAGCGCCAGCGCGAAGCGCGTGAATGCCATGCCTTTCGGCAGGTTGCGCACGACTTCGATGCGCGGGTTTTCGTGCCGCGTGTCGTAAGCGCCGCCATCGTTCACCGGCTCGGCAATCGACTTCTGGATTTCCTGTGCTGCCTCGAAGCGGTCGATTTGCCCATCGAGTGCCCGGATCTTCGCCTGGCAGTCCTCGAAGCGCACGATCTCGTCGTCGTTGAAGGTGCGGTTCTCGGTCTCCGAGACGGTCAGAATCGAATTCATCGATTCAATGAAGTCGTTTCGCTGCTTCTTCGAGTCAGCAATACGCTCGGCTACGGTTCGCATGGCACTTATCTCCTCAATTGCAATAGCTGCAGCTGCGCACGTTTCCGAGAGAGAAACGGCAACGGATCGACCCCAGTGAAAAGACGGCCAGCAAAGTCGTCTGTGAGGTTGAGAGAACGGGAGAGCGCCAGAGTGTTGGGATTCGCCGGTACGGAGACCAGCGAGATCTCGATCAGCTTGTTTTTCGTGAAACGAAAGCCCGACAGGTGTCCGTTGTCGCGCATCTCGTCGATCTGGCCCGGATAGAAACCGACCGAGGCGGCGCGAATGATCTTGGCGGCCACCAGGCGGCGCAGGTTATCGACGTCGGGTGTCGTGCCTTCGGGGGCGAGCTCGATCTCAGCCATCAGCCGCTTGCCGCTCGCATGCTTTACGACGGCGATCTGCGAAACGGTGCCCACCGGCCGCGTCGAATCGTGCGCGAACAGGACCACCGGGTTGGCGTTGAATTGCTCGAGATCCCAGTCCTGCTCGACGATGTCGCCGTAACGATCCTTGTCGGCGGTGCTGGCGACGATCTGGAAGCGGTCGGAGAAAGCGTCTCCGATATCGACGCCTTTGAAGATCGCTCGCTGCGGCTCGGGCACGGTTCCCATGACGACTCCGAAAACTGCTTCGGAAGCCGGGAACCGGATTGAATGGCAAGGCTCGAAACCTGCCCACCGTTGCCCGATGTGTGGCGCCAAGCATCGGCTCGCGGGTATGGCGGTTCAATCCGCCGAAACCCTGCGACACGCTGGCGTATGCGCCGTTTGCGTGTAAGGTTCAGCATGCAATGGGACGTCTACCGACCGGGCGCCGGCTTGCCTGATGGCTCAGGACGGCCCGCCTCGCCGCCCCCCGAGCACGTCCGTCATATCCGCCTCGCCGCCCGACTCACGCAGCGCCAGGCCGGCCGGCTGGTGCATCTGTCCCTGCGGACCTGGCAGCGCATCGAATACGGATCGAACCCGATTCACCCCGGACTGTGGGAATTGTTCTGCCGCAAGCTGGCCGAGCGTTGAATGCGCCCGGGATATATTCGGCATTCCCTCAATTCTTCGGAGTGTCCAATGATGGCGACGAACTATCAGGAACTATTGGCGCAGCGCGAACAACTGAACCGGCAAATCGAGCAGGCGCGCCAGCAGCAACTGCAGACCGCATACACCCAGATCCGCGAGATCATGGAATCGGTGCAAATCACCGAGGCCGACCTGCAGAATCACTTCCACCGACGCGCCAAAACCGCCAGCCCGATGGCCGGCACGAAAGTCCCGCCGAAGTACATCAACCCGGAAACCGGCGAGAAGTGGACCGGCCGCGGGCGTCAGCCCTTATGGGTGGAAGCCGCCTTGAAGAATGGCCGGCGGCTTGACGATCTGCTCATTCCTTCGTGATTCATTGCGGGTGGGCTGGCTCCGGCGCAACCCGGAGCTCGTTGACGGGGGTGTTGTGGTCCCCTCTAGATATCGTTTGGATAGCTGGAGAGAAGTCCCGCCTCACCGCGCTTGCGGCCAGCCCGTTATTCGTCATCGCTCATCCTCTGGCACGCCGGGTTCAGGACGCGGCGGCGCCTGGCGTTCCCTTTTCCCTGGCCGGCTGCGCGATTCAATAAAAGCTGATGTCATAGTCGGTGCTTTCCTCGGCATAGGTCGCATACGCGGCCATCAGCGCCGCTACCAGTGCATCGATGCGGGCGCTTGATTTTGACTTCTCCAGCTTTCGATTGCCGGCCGGATCCTTGATGATCGCGCTGCCCATCGCCGCAGCCGTGAGCACCGGATTACCGCCGTGCATGAGCTTTGAATTGAGCGCGAGCTCCTCGAAATACTCCACCCGCGGCGACATGTCCTTATAGCCTTGCCCGACTTCGCGCCAGGCCGCACCATCGGCAAAGTCCAGCCGCTCGGCGTCCTTCTTCAGGCTTGCGATACGCCAGCGGTCGTAATTGATCGACTCGAGCTTCATGCCCTCGGTGGCGGCCTTCAGATACTCGACCACGTATTCGTAATCGACCACCCGGCCGGGGCAGGCGACGAGAAAGCCCTGCTTCTGCCACAGCGTGTACGGCGCCCGGTCGCGCTTGGCGCGTTCTTCGAGCCCTTCCATCGGCGTGAAGGCCCAGACCTTGAGTCCGACCCGGCCGGTGTCCGGATCCACGACGGCGCCGACCGCGGCAGTCAGGTCGGTGCGCATCGAAAGGTCGAGTCCCAGGTGCACCGGGTACTCGTGAAACCAGTCCTCGGGTGCCTCGCGCGCATTGGCCTGCCAGACATCGGGCGTGAGGAAACTCGACAGCAGGCTGACGCGCTGGTTCAGGTACAGGTTGCGAAATGCGCTCTCGAAGGAAGGCATCCGCTTGGCCTTCTGAGCGGCGAGCTCGAATTCCTCCAGCGTGCGAAACGTCCCGAGAGCGAAGTTGGCCTTGCGCCAGGTCGCCGGGTCGAAGATGTCATCCTCCTTGCCGGCCGCGTACAGATGCACCAGCACGCTCGGATCCTCGTGCGCGAGCGCATCGTCGATCAGCGTCGAAAGAAGATCCGCATTGGTCGGCGCCTGCGTCGAAATGATGATCGTGAGCGGTTCCTGCTGCGCGCCGGCCGCGGTCTCGAGCGCATCGAAGAAATTGTCGACCGGACCGACCACCTGGCCGAGCTCGTCGTGGATCGTGAGCGCCGGGTTCTTCCCCTGCGCCGTGCTCGCTTCGGCGGCGAGCGCCTTGTAGGTCGCGCCGGTCAGCAGGCCCTGGATCGTCTTGTTCGAGTCCGACAGTTTCACCAGGCCTTCGAGCTTCGGATTCAAGCGGATCGAATGCGAGGCGTAGCGATAGACGAGCCCGGCCTGCTCGCGCGAACGGGCACCGGAGAAAATCTGGGAATTGGGCTTGGCTTCCGGCCCGAAGATGTGCGCCTGCAAGAGCCCGGAAATGAGCGCTGTCTTGCCGTTCTTCTTGCCGCAGCTGAGGATCGCGGTGCGTGTCCGCAGCCGCCCGTCGGGCTTGAGATAGCCGTACAGGTCATCGATGAACCAGCCCTGCTCGGGCAGCAACTGCAACGGCCGGCCGGTCTCGGAAATGTAGACGTGCCGCTCCATGAAGGCGCGTACCCGGCCGGCTCGGGCAACGCCGCGCGGATCCGTGATCTGGCGCTTGAGGCCGATCACGTCAGTTCACTTGGAAGTCCC